AACTGGTTAATCAAAGGTAAACTTATTGATAGATCCTGGAGCGATGAAGCAGTTGAAAAAACTTACGATTCATATTTTAAAAGACTTTGGGGTAATAACGAGAGAATGGAATACGGTGCTGTAGGTTTTGAAGCCGCATACAAAGCTCGTGAAGCTGAAATATTAGCTGAAGAAATGGAATCAGTAGCTAACTTAGGGTACGATTAAGGTTGACATACTTGCTTATGTAGTGTATACTTTAAAGTATAATTAAATAAGGAGATAGTGTGTTACCTAAGTTATTAGTAGTAGGTCATGGTCGTCATGGCAAGGATACTGTATGCGAGATGTTAGAAGCATACGGATATACATTTCAATCATCAAGTAAGTTTTGTTCAGAACTTTTTATCTATAATGATCTAAAGGATCAATACGGATACGCTAATGAAGATGAGTGCTACGTCGACCGCCATAATCACCGTACTGAATGGTACAACATGATACACGATTATTGTAAAGATGACTTGGCAAAGCTAGGACGTAACTTATTTGCTAAACATGATATCTATTGTGGACTACGTAACAAGCGTGAATTCTTTGCAATGCAAAATGAAGAACTGTTTGACTATGCTATATGGGTAGACAGAAGTGATCATTTACCTACAGAAGATCCTAGTTCAATGAGTATTGAACAATGGATGTGTGATTATACGATTGATAATAATAGTGATTTAGAAAGATTAAAATTAAATGTAGATATCTTAATGCGAACTATTCTTATTAAAAATCAGGAACAAGATCTCCCTGCTTCCAAACAACTCCATCTTTTTGAATAATCCGTTGGCAGTTAGCACATATAGTTTTTAAGTTAGCAGGGCGGCAATTTTCCAAATCGCCATCGATGTGATATACATTAAACTGCTCAGGATGTTTAGATTTAAAATTACATTTTTCACAAGTATCTTTTTTAACATATCCTTTTTGTTTCCACTTAGGTATACCATGTCCTAAACCGTTACGTAAACAAGTTTCACACAGCTTACGATAATATGTTTTCTTACCTTTTTTATAATTTATTGCGGCAGGACGCTCTCCGCACTTGCATAATGGTCTCATACTGTATTTAGCTCACCTTTTCGGTACCTTTTTCTATGGTGTTTGCACAGGCTTTTTTATTTAAAATGGTAAATACAATTAATAAACAGAACACAGTTCCAATAGGAGAATAAAAAATGGCATTGACATCACCAGGTGTACAGGTAAGCGTAATAGATGAAAGTTTCTACACACCCGCTGAACCAGGTACAGTACCAGTAATTTTTGTTGCATCGCAAGAGAATAAACTAAATGCTTCAGCATCGGGCACAGCAATCGGAACACTAGCAGTAAATGCTGGTAAGCCGTACTTGCTAACATCACAACGTGACTTAGCTGAAACATTTGGAGATCCTGTTTTCCAAACAGATGCAAGTAATAATCCAGTTCACGGAAGTGAACTTAACGAATACGGCTTACAAGCTGCATATTCATATTTAGGCGTAAGTAACAGAGCGTGGGTAGTAAGAGCAGATGTAGATTTAGGCGAACTTACTCCAACATCAACAGTACCAGTAAGTGCACCAGACGCAGGCACATATTGGTTAGATACAGCATCATCTGTATACGGAATTCAACAGTGGAATAATGCTAGTGAGTCAGTAACAGGTGGACAAACATTTACTAATAAAGTACCACTTGCTATTACAGAGCAGGCACAGGTAGTTGACTTTGATAATGCAGACTATACACCATTAGGTTCAATTGGGGCAATTGGCGATTACGCTATTGTTTCAGTAACTACACTTAATACAATTTGGTATAGAAGTACTAGTGGCTGGCTTAAAGTAGGTTCATCGCAGTGGATTGGTTCTGTTCCAACTGTAACTAGTGCAAAAGCAAGTACTACATATGGTGAAGATTCTTCCGAAAGCGGTTCAGAAGTGTTCTTGTTAAATGGCACAACAGTGACAGTAACTACAGGCGATTCGATAGCAACAGTAGTAGCAGCAATTAACGGATTTGCTATTCCAGGCATTACAGCAAAAGAAGTTAGTGGCGAATTAGCATTATATAACACAGGCGCATCAACTGATAGAATTACGTTTGCATTAGGTGCAAATGACAATGCATCAGTACTAACTTGGTTAGGACTATCAGCAACACAATATTTAATTCCAGCAGTGCAAATTAGTAAGCACACTGAAATTCCAGATACATTTAAATCAGGCACAAACTATAATGGTCGCCCAAGTGGCAGTATTTGGATTAAAACAACTACACCTAATCAAGGTGCTCGTTGGAGAGTAAAACAGTGGAACGATGCAACTAAGATTTGGGATTCAGTTTCAGCTCCGTTATATCCAACTGCACAAGATGCAATTGTAGATTTAGATTTAACAGGCGGCGGCGCAAACTTAACAATTGGTAACTTGTTTGTTCAAACTAATGTTGCAGGCGACACTAGTCCACTTGCTACTTTTAAAATATTTAAACGTGCAGCAGTTGGCGCAACTACAGTAACAACAAATGTAATAACGCCAGCCAGCTTTACAGATGGAGAAGCATATAGACTAGAAATTAGTGCAACTTCACCAGGAGCAAATACATTCTCAGCACATTCTATAGTATGGAATGCAGCTGCACAAGGTACAGATACAGCAACTAATCTTGCAACTGCTATTACAAGTGCTAATATTCCAAATGTTAGTGCAAGTGTTGATGATGATCGTGTAGTTATAACACACAGCACAGGCGGCGAAATGAAACTTAAAGATGATGTAGCAAGTTTTGCACCAGCATTAACACAGTTAGGTATTTCACCTTACAATATTGTTACAGGTGCAGGAACACGCTTTGTTGCAGACGAACCAGGTGCTGACAACAACGTTGCACCAATTGAGTACAGAGTAAGTAACTGGGAAGTATTAAGTTATACTCCTAGCAACAGTGCTCCGTCAAACACAGCAAGTCAAGGACAATTATGGTACAACTCAACTATTGACGAAGTTGACATTATGGTTAACAACGGTAGTGTTTGGGTAGGCTATAAAGATTCAACAAGTCCAGTCTATAATGCAGTTAGTGGTACTGACGCAAACGGACCAATTGTTTCAGCTACAAAACCAACTAAACAGTCAGACGGTACAAGTGCATTAGTAGCAGGTGATCTTTGGATTGATACTAGTGACATTGAAAACTATCCAACAATATATCGCTACAAAGGACCATTGCTTGATCGCTGGGACTTAGTAGATAACGGTGACCAAACAACTGAAAACGGTATAGTTTTTGCTGATGCACGTTACGGCGAAAGTGGAGCAAAAGGAAATACAGCAGCAACAATTAAATCATTGTTAACTAAAAACTTTGTAGATCCAGATTGTCCAGATCCAGCATTATATCCAAAAGGTACATTATTGTTTAATACACGTAGAAGTGGATTTAATGTTAAGCGTTATGAAGTTGCATATGTTGACAAAACAGCTCTTAACAAACGCTTTAATGACGAAGTAATGACAAGCTATGCAGCAGATCGCTGGGTAACTGAATCAGCAAACAACGAAGATGGATCAGGTAGCTTTGGACGTAAAGCACAGCGTAAAGTTGTTGTACAAAAACTACAAGCAGTAGTTAACAGTAACGATGATATTAGAAATGAAGACGCACGTAGATTTAACTTAATTGCAGCTCCTGGATACCCGGAACTAATTGGCGAGTTAACTACACTAAACAGTGACAGAGGCTTAACAGCATTTGTTGTTGGTGATAGTCCAGCAAGACTAACACCAGATGCAACTTCACTTAATGAATGGGGAACAAACGTTCGTGCAGCTGTTGAAGATAACGACGACGGACTTGTTACTAACGATGAATACTTAGGTGTATTTTATCCATGGGGCTTTACAAGCGATAACTTTGGAAATAACGTAGTTGTTCCACCAAGTCATATGATGATGCGTACTATTGCACTAAGTGACCAAGTTAGCTATCCATGGTTTGCACCAGCAGGTACAAGACGTGGCGGAATAAGCAATGCAAGTTCAACAGGCTATCTTAGTAACGAAGGCGAATTTGTTTCAACATCATTAAACGAAGGACAGCGTGATACATTGTATGCACAAGGCGTTAACCCAATTACGTTTATTACTGGTGCAGGACTTGTTAACTTTGGACAGAAGACTCGTGCAAGAGGTGCAAGCTCGTTAGATAGAATTAACGTTGCAAGACTAGTAGTGTACTT